CTTCTCCAGATTCCATCGAAAGGTCATGTTCCAACGTTTGGCCCACATGCTCTTCGTAAGCTTCGCATATCGACAATAACAGCCGGAACGCCAAGAATGGACCATCATCAGAGGTTTGACCAAAATGCCTGCATGCGCTGCACATCGCCCGAAAGACATAATGGGAATATCGCCGGGCTCAGCAAGATATTGAGCGAGTGGATCGGCAAAGTGCGTTAATTCAGTCAGAATATAATCACCCGCCCCGGCGTGAAGATTCCAATCTAAACAATAGTTTCGCAAACGATAATTCCGCAAAAAACCAATTTCGCGAGCAATGCCAATCAGTAAGCCTGTGCAATCGCAACCATGCCGATCTGTGCCACGATGTTGATAGGGCACTTTTAGAGCCGCATATTCGCAGGCCAAACGAGCAAATTCCGCTCTGAGCTGGTCATCTGTCATTATTGCCATTACATCCAAAGCTCCTCGACCGGCTGCGTCCAGGTATAGCCATCCCAGTTATCATTGCCGAATTTCTCGGCGCACGTGACGGCACGCAGATCACAGCCAGGATAGATATTGTAACTATCACCGCTTTCAATCGCTGTCGGAAATGGCCAAAGCATGGTCCGCACGGAGCCATTGCATGAAAGAATCGGCCGCCGTTCGCCACTATTATTACCGCCGGTCATCTCCAATTCGCCTTGTTCATAAAACGTCGTATCTTCCGCGGGCGTGCCATTGACCATGATGGTATCGCCAGCCGAGCTCAAGATCTCATCATCATTGAAATTAGCCGCATTGGATAATTCGACGTACCAGATGGTTCCGGTAGAGCCGGTCAGATAGACGATCTGCACAACGACGGCGGTATAGCCATTATCGCCGCCCGTAATTGTTTCACCGCGCGCGATCGGACTGGATGAGTCGCCGCCATCAAAAGCTGCCTTATAGACCGTCGCCGCCGATGAATCGGTCAATGTTGTTCGCGTTCCCGCCGTCGCGGTTCCGGCGTAGGCATAATCACTGCGGCTCAATCCGCAGGTATGATCGAACAAAAGGTTATTGCACGGCTCTTGATAACTATGGGCCGGCAGTTGAATCGCTAACGAATCGAGATAGCTTTTAAGCTTGAGCCGACAGCCGGAGGCATTGAAATCCACATCGGGCATCCAGATGCCCAAGATGATCTCTTCGTCGGCGGCATAACTGGCATCCCAGCGAATCCGTTTATGCGTGATCTTGGCCGCGTGTAGGATATTGTATTTGATCTGGCTGAGCGCGGCTAATGATTGAATGGCCAAGGTGAAATCGCATTCGTCATATTGACCATCGGAATTGAAACGAATCGGCCCGCGGGTGATCGGAATGGCCGTATAGGTATTGCCTGCGGCGTCCCAGACGATATCCTGATCGTGATCGGTATAGCGATAAATCGTGCCGTTGGCGAGTTCACAGGTATAGATCTCGCAAAGCCGAACGCCGCCTTCGGCAATCGCCGCTTCAAATGCCGCTGATACGCTCCGCATCAGTTGATTACCTCCTCTAAAATGAAGGATGGCCTGGCAATCGTCGGCGTCAGACGCCGATCCCGAAAGATATCACTTTGAAAGGCGACGATGAAATAGAATTGATAATCCGCCGTCACGATCTCGCCGGCGGATAAGGCGCCGTTCGGCGCCGAACCGGCCGTCCAATCGATGATGCCCGTCTCATCATCTAAGGTAAAATGCGTCCCTTCTATTTTGGCGACGCCATCGATCTTGACGGTAGGCGCATAACTTGAGCCGGGTACGATCGCTTTTTTGTCTTCCGTCCATTGTTCCGTCTCACCTTTATAATAGGTTTTTTGTAATTGCGTCGTCGTCTCGCCGCCTTCGGCGGTATAGCTCCAATCGGTCAGTTCACAGAGAAAGTCATCCCGATCCAACCAATAGAAGGTACGATAGCGTCCGGCCGCTCGAAGAAATATCTCATGCAGGCGTAATCGTGCGGCAACTTTAAGTCCCGCCCAGTTGATGATCCAAACGCGCTTTGGTCGTGACCAGAGCTGATTCGTCTGACGCTTGAGGCCATAGCTGACGACATCGGTCGCCCATTGAAATTCCATCTCTACCGGCATCTGCTGGCCATATTCCGGATCGACATAATCACTCAAGACGACATTCACCGTTTCGTCCTCCGATTCGGATGATTCTGTTGCGTCATCATGCCATTGAGATCCGCCAGGGTATGACGGCTGCGATAGAGCTGGGCATCGAAGCTGGCGGCATCGTTGGCCTCGACTTTTTCAATATAGGTACCAATCTGAATGGGTGGTTGTTGATTGCCCGGCTTGCTAATGACTTCGCCTTTTTTGCCAATAATGGCCTCTTCATCCGGACCTAAGCCGTGATAGCTCGGCGCGCCGAGAAAGGCCGAGATCGGGATGGTTCGCCGTTTGGCGATGTCCCCAATCATCCCGCCTTCGTGCGCCTCCGTGGCCCCGATGTTTCCGCCGAATGCAATCCCACCGATGCCTCCAAAGAAGGCGCCGGCAAGGGCATTCCACAAACTCGTCATAGCGGCCATCGCCTGGGCCTTGGCCAGATTCAAGAAAAACTGCCGGAAGAAACTCTTCATGACTTCCTCGGCAGATTTCTCGCCCTCGATGAACGGGTCCCACATGGTCACCCAATCCCGGCGGACTTGCTCTAACCATTCCCGGCCGATCTGGAGCTGTGCATTCAAGGCCGCCTGCTGCTCGGCGATCTTCTGATCGAGCTTTATCACCTGATCGGCATACCATTGATGGGCGAGAACCTTATCTTCGCTCACTCTCTCGTACTCATCCCGCTGTTCCTGCAACGATTGAATCACGGCATCGCGATAACGATCATCGTAGATCCCCATCTGCTCGTACATGCGAATAATGACATCGAGCCGCTCTTTGGCCATGCGTTCTTCCTCGGCCACCATGCGATCAATCTGCTCTTGGGTAAGATGGCTATAGGTCAATGTGGGAATCACCGTTTCGGCTGCGGCTCTTTGTTGAGCGGCCATTTCTGCCGCTTTAGAACGCAGATCTATATAGAATTTTTCCATCGCCTGGCGCTGCTCCTCCGCCAATCGGCGATGTTCATCAGCCATTTCCTTATACGTTTGCGTCCATTTGGGCGAACCTAACCATTTAAACAATTCATCCAGATTTGTGGCCGCATCCGCCAAATCATAGATATTTGCAATCGTCTCATGCATAGAACCATTAAAGCCGACAAGACCAAGTGACATCGATTCGATAGCCTGAACGACTTTCGCCCCCACGCCTTCACCGGCGGTTCCCCAGTTGAAAAACGCCGTCGCCGCCGCCTCGATATACGGCGCCAGTTCAATCGTGAGCTGCCTTGCCAATCCGGTGAACAAGGCCCGCATCCGCGTCAACGCATCGTTGGCCGCCTCCACTTGAGCCGCATCCCAGCGGTCAAAAGTTAAACCTGCCTTCTCGGCCTCTTTCTGGAATAGCTCAATTCCCTCGCGTCCCTGCTCGAAGAAATTGAGAAGCTGCTGACCGGATCGTCCGAACAAATAATTCGCGACGGCCGCCTTCTCGGATTGAGTCGCCAGCGTCCCCATTCGATCGGCGATCACCTTAAAAGCTTCGTCCATCTTTAGGCCAATCAGGCGTTCGGAGGATATACCCAATGCCTCTAAAGCTCTTTGGGCTTCGCCTGTGCCCATTTGAACTTCGCCCAACCGTCGAGAGAAGATTTCCAATGCCTTATTAAATGTCTCGGTTTGTACGCCGGAGATTTGCGCTCCATGCTGCAGGCCGACCAGGGCCTCGGTATTGATTCGCAACCGATCCGAGAGTTTGGCTGTGCTGTCGATTATCTTCATCTGTTGGCGGATCATGTAGCCTAATCCGCCGATCCCCGCGGCAGCCAAAGCTGCCGTGGCCAAGCCACGAAGCCGCTGGGCCGTTGTGGCCAGGCCGCGATTAAACTGCGCCATTGTGGCATTGGCACGATTGCGAGCAATAAACTCCAAGCCGACTTGGGTCATCAAAGCCATCGATTATCCTTTTCCTTTCGATGCGATACTGTGAAATAATGCGGCGATGTCTTCGTCACTTTGTGTCGCCTTGGGTTCGAAATCGAACATCTCTAATATCTCCTTGAATCGCGGCTTGCCGCCGGCGGCGATGAGAATCGCTTCGATGATTCGGGCTGTATGAAGATCCGCCCGCCGCCGGCCCCAGGGATCGATCCGCTCCAAGATTTCCCATTCGGCTAACTCGTAGGCACTAATGCGATTTCGGACTTCGGCTTCGGACCAGCCGAGGTATCCGGCGAGTCGGAATCGGAATCGCCTTTCTCGAGCGCCTGGAGCGTCTGCGAGTTTTTTACCAGATCTGCAATCTCACCCGTGGCCATCCCCGATAATCGTCGGCTGACTGTGAGAATCTGATCGGCGATGACGGCAGGAACTTGACAGAGCTTGCCGATATCTTTCTCGGCGAAAAGTTTCTTTCCATGTTGATTATGCACGGTCATGCGCAAAAGAACCGCGCGGGCATTGGCCATGCGAAATTGATGATCACCTGCGTTGAACTGCATAATTCGATTCTCATAATCATCTTTTTCACCGCTGGTCAGTCCATAGACCCAGATATCGCCCAGATTGGGAACGGTGATTTTTTCACGCGGAACCTGACAGGCGAAAAAGCCTTCTTTGGTCGCCCATTGTGTCCTAGGACTGTTTCGAAATTTGTGGCATCATAGAGCAAATCCGCCCGTAATGTCCCGCCATCTTTAAAACCGCCTTCATATTCGTTCCATTGATCCGGCGAGTCGAAATTCGTCACGTCGATCTCGTCCGCCACCATGCCCGACCAGTCGATATTGGTCAGCTTGCCCAACAGTCCCGTTGATGAGCCGGTGAGCGTTGCTCCATATCCAATCATGATCATTCTCCTTTATCCAATCGTATACGGATCGTCCGTTTTGACCCGATACAAGATGTCAATATTTACTGCGATCCCGGCCATCTGTGGATCGGCGATGAACTTTTCCGTGCCGCGCAAATCAATACCGCACGCATTGCTTTCGAGCTGCCAGTTCGTTCCGCCGAACAACTTCTTGAGGATGTCGGCCGCGACCTGATTGAGCCGGGTATCGATGGCCGCCGTCGCCGCATCGCTGTCGATCACCAAAGCCTGCAATGTAAAGCCCTGACGCCACATTGTGACATCTTCAGACAGTTGCTCGACGGTGGCATCTTCTTGCTCGATGATCACGGTATTGTCCTTGTTCAAGTCGCCTTCCAGATGAATCCGCTTGGGCCGCACAGCCGTCAAATCCTGATTGAAGCCGTTGGCGATCGTGATCGCATTGATCAGATCGACCAGCTTGAGGGCGATCGTTTCGATGATCGGCGTGCTCATCCGGCCCTCCATCGCAAAATCATCTGGATCTGATCATGAATATTCTTCCCAAGCCGTTGCATAGATTGATTTCTTATTTCAGTCAGCTTGGCAATATGATGCTTCCAAAATTCGCCAATTGAGTGGCCACGTTGCAAATATAATGCTTCCATGTGTCTTTCTTTCCATGTGATATATTTGCGAAACCCCAGCACATACAAAGACCGCAGCCAGACCTGTGTTCCTTTTTTGGGCCCCGTGGCAATAAAGGCATGAGGTAAGATCTTAAATTGGCCTGTAATGGAGCGATATCGGACGCCCGATTTCACTTGTTTCACGGACAAATCAATCAGTTGCGGCCTGAAGAGGCTGATATCAATCCTGGCATGCCAGTTGGCCTGTGTTGCCTTTTTAATAGGATGATAGGGACGAACTGTTTTTTGTTTTTGCTTCAGTGTTTTCGCGGCATACTTGACCATTAAGGTTCGCGCCTCGGTCGCCGTTCGATTGAGGCCGCGGCTCATGACTTGCGGCAAGGCCCGCGGGATGCCGGCTAATTGCCGCTCGAAGCGCTTAATCGCCTGATTGACTACTCGAACGTCTAACATTATTGAGCCGCCAAAAGCATCATGCCCGCATCGTGATTGAGAATCTCCGTGAGACGGACTGTCTTGGGGATATTGTTGATCCGCAGGCCCATCTGAATCTTATCGCCGCCCGTATCGATGGCATCGCTGGCAATCCCTTCGGTATCATCATTCTTCACCAATACCTCAAACATCGGTCGCGAGCCGTCGGCAATCCCCGGCATATTCTCGGGACCTCCTCGCCTCACGACCGCCCGAATCCGCCGCGCTGCGCCTGTGCGCGGCACATACGTCACCCATTGGGCGCCCGGCAGCAGAAAAAAACTTTCCGCGGCCGCCTGCAATGTCTGCGAAAATGCATCACTCATTACGCATCGATTTTCATGAGGTGCCCAAAATATTCATCAATGATCTTCTCGTCGATAGAGCGTTCGACCTGGAAGATGTCGCTTTTGGTCTGCTGCTCGCGATATTGCTCAACCAATGCATCCACATCGATATCGCCGATATAGCGCTGCCAGAAAATCGTCCGTGCTAATTGCGGTTCGGAAAGGGGCATCCCTTCACGGCCTAATAC